AGCTTGACCTCGTGGTACTGGAGGGCAATCAGGGGCAGGGCCAGGCCGGGGGTCTGGTTGAAGAAGAAGATCAGGGGCACGTAGAAACGCTTGACGGAGCCGATGGGCTCGCTCTGCACGAAGTCGGTCATACGACGGTAGTTCACGCGGTCGTCGTTCATGCGGAACAGGGAGTCGTAAGTACGGAACCAGTCGTTGTAGTGCTTGTCAATGCGCTGGCCACCAATCTCAAGCTCAACATCCTGCAGCAGGTCCTCGGCACAGTAGTAAGTGGGGGCGGTGGCTGCGCTCTTGGTAAGCACGAACTCAACAACGATGTCAGTGATCAGATCACCGTTACGGGAGATCTGGGTGGACACCTTGTTTCCATAGCCCACCGAGCCGTTGATGGTTTGCTGGATAGATTCAATCGCGAAGTTGGTATATCTACGGTATACCGTCTTAAAGAAGGTAATCTGGGGGTTACCGGTCAGATACACGTCCTGTGCACCATAAGCAACGAGTTGGGAAAGTCCTCCGGCCATGTTTTTGTGATATTATACCAAAAGATTTTTTTTTTGGAAATAAACGCGACGCCGTTGACGTAACGTAGTTTTTCTTACACAAATATTACCACTCGGCTTATTTATTGTAACATTTACCAGAAAGTCCCAGACGTTTCCTATGTTTGTAAATAACACATTCTACGACGCCAAAATGTGCGCTTAATTTCTTCACATCTCCTTTGAATTCATCGTCCATAATAATCAGTTCTTCGTCAGTAAACTGACGCCTATAATCCGCGTATTTATTCGAAAGTTCTAGACGTTTCTTGTGTTTTATTACCACAGCCTTGCTAACTCCAAAATACTTACTCAACTTATCATTGCTCCCCCTGAACTTATCGTTCATCTCAAACAATTCTTCGTCGGTAAACTTGCGCCTTTGTTTCCTATTATCTAACTGTTTTTCTCTATACTCTGGGTCTTCCCACTGTTTCCTCATCATTTGCGAATAAGCATCCTTATACGCTGGGTCTTCCCACACTTCCTTAGATTTCGCACCTTGAGCTTCTCTCGCCCCCGGGGTGTCCCATCTCTTCTTTGAGCTGACACTAAAAGCTTCTATATAATCGGGGTTCCCCCATCTCTTCTTTGCGCTCTCGCTTAAGGCTTCTCTAAATATGGGATCTTCGCATTTAAGTTTCCTCGTCTCACTCATTTTTTTCTTGCTGTCGTCGCTAAAATCATTGCTGTCCCCACCTCTTTTCAAATTATACCCTCCCGGCGCCAAGGTGCCAAGGGTGTCTATGTAATGAGTTTCTAACCGATTAACCTCTTCAAACGAGAGGTCCACCAGAAGTATCTCAACCTTGACATTCTCCCATCCATATAATTGTATGGCATTTCGTATGTATCTACAACCAGACTCCGGGTCTCTATGAGCGATGAAACGATTGTATGTGTCGTTGGTTTGTCCTACATATTTCTTACCGTTTAACGTAATCAAGTAGAGACATTTTAGTGTTTTGTGCTTATAGTGTTCAAACATCAGTTACAATGTCTGTGACTTCCTTATTACATATCACAGAGTGTTGATATGTTATATACCACATATCGTCACCCTATATAACATAAGTATTCACTGCCCTTGGTAAACAAATGTCGTTTTCCAAGACGCTGGAGGACGTCGTGAACGGGGCTAAGAAGCTTGAAGATTTCACGAATATCATCGTTTCAAGCGCGGTAGAAGATGTTCTTCTTAGGGTTTCCAGAGATTACGGCCTGGACTTCACAAAACTCGTGAACGATTACAAAGACGACGTGCTTGATAAACACGCTCTCCTAGGTTCTGGAGGGACAAAATGCAAGGGTTTCACGGCAACGAACAAGCCTTGTGGGAGAAAAGCAGTTTGCAGGGGGTATTGCAGGGGGCATGTGGAACAAGGTGTTGCAAAGCAAGCTCTGGACAACAAGGGGGTGCATTATTCTACGACGACGGTCAAAAAAGGAGCTGATGAAGCCATTTTGAACGTTTTGAGTAATAAATTGGGAGCGAATGTTTCTGTAGAAAATCACATGGTGTCAAAGTCCGATGTGTTTAGCGTCTGCTAGAGCTTTTTTACCGGCGAGTAGAGCTGCTAGCACGAGTGTAAGTTCAGGTGGCAAAGAAAAATTAGACAATTTGGGTCCTCCTGACAAATACTTCCTTCGAACCACGCGGTTCGAGTCTCCCATACGATGTTACGCACATATTTAAAGGGATATTTAACGGCGCATGGGGCTCTTGGCACGACGCATGGGGCTGCGGCTGCGAGCACGAGTGCTGGATCCGGTGGCGGGTGCGAGTTTAACACCCCGGGCTCCCCGGACGAACAGACCGCCCTTGGGTCCGCGGAAGATCATACGACCTTTGGCATCCTTCTTTCCGGTAGGCATCACTTTGGGCATCAATTTGGGCGCCATTCTGTTTGTATAATCTTACTGAATATTTTTTTCCTATAATCCAGAATTTACTCATATCGACACACCACCTTATAAATAATTCACTGTTCTATGATACTCATAAAATTAATGCCGTTTAAAGACCCAGAAAAACGAAAAGCATATGATGCGTTGCATAAAGCAGATTATTATCAACAAAACAAAGAACGAATAAAAACATATAGAGCAGACCGATATGAACTAAATAAAGAACAACAGAAAACATACGAAGCTCAACGATATAAAAATAGTGTTGACCATGCACTTACGTCTATAGATCAAGGGTATATCCAAGACCTATATTTATGGCGTTTTTTTTGCAACAAAATAAGACGAGGCACTCGAAAGCATCCGTATCCAGACGATTTCACGGACGACCAGATGTTTGACAAAATGAAGCAAGGGTGTTTTTATTGTTGCAATCGTGCGACTACGCTCGATCGTGTTGATTCTAGTTTGGGCCATATACAAGATAATTGTGTGGGAGCGTGCTTTCCATGCAATTTCTCAAAAGGTAATTGCGATGTTGATTCTTTCCTTAGGAAAGCATATTATAGAGCACGTGGGAGATATTTTGACCACGATGATGATATTTGGTCGGACAACAAAGGAAAGCCAAGCAGGCCTAATGCACAGAAAAAAGCGATTAAACAAGGAGTCGAGTTTTCTCTGTCAGTAGACGAATGGGACTTGTTGATAATTGGCGATTGCGTATATTGCAAACGCAAACTACCTGATAAAAGATGGAATGGTGTTGATAGAGTCATCCCAGAAGAAGGATATACGTTAGAAAATACGGTTTCTTGTTGTCAAGATTGCAATATTGATAAGGGGGTTCTTACCGTAGAAGAAACATCCGAGAGGAATGAAAACATTGCAAAACGCATAGAAAGCAAAGAACTTGTGTTAGGATATTGTAGAAAATATCTCCGAACTGCAGTCTCTCGCCCTAACTCTATCTTATAGTTTTTTATCATTCTTGCTGCTTCTTGCTCTCCACCTTGACGAACTTGGCCACAGACTTCTTGGAGATCAGCACGGGCTTTCCGGCGATCATCACCTGCTTGGGGGGAGAGATAGTCTCAACCTTTCCCTTGTAAACCCGGCGCTTGTCGTGCTCGCCGGTTTCGCGGAGGATGATGTCGGTGTTGCCCTTGGTGGCGGCCTTCTTGGCGGCAATACCAGGGGTGGCTCCGGTGAAGGTGCCGAGGGCTTTGCCGGATGCGCTCTCGAGGATGTAAGTCTTCTTCACGGGGGCCATTGAGAATATAATTATACCTAACATATTTTTTCGGCTAAACGAACGAAATCACCCTAATAGTTTTTCCAGGTCGTCAGAACCTCCGATCAATTTAGAATCTTTGTACACTCTTGGGAAGGTTGTGATGCTCGGAACTCTTAGTTTCTTCTGCTTAATTTTTGTTTTCAACTCATCCTGGTCTTTGCACACAACTTTTGTAAACGTCATCTTATGCTTCCTCAGATCCGCCAAGGCCTTTTTACAGTATGGACACCCTTTCTTTACAAAAATCGTGAACATTTATAATAACCGGATAATTTTATTTAACGAGATACTCGAGTGTATCGCCGTCAGGGTGCTTAATGGTTCTCAGTAGTTTCCACCCTGGGTTTACGATCTGATCAGGTAGAACTCTAAGTTTTCCCATGAGACCAATGGGGGACCATTCTAAGCGGTCCTCTCTAGGTACATATATGTCAGCCGGGTTATATTTAGGGTTCAGTATATGTTCGCTACTAGTAATCTTTTCATATCCACCAGGAGGGTTATCGTTTATACCACACCGCACCCTTTCGTTTTCGTTTGAAACGTTTGAGATGTAATACAATGTGTTCGATAGTTTGACGCCAAATTTATCCTTTAAGAAACGCCCATTCCATTCGTTCCATTTAGTGTCTCCTATAACACTCGGGTTCACAGATACCACGCCTATTACATCCACGGGATTGTCCATCTGGTTCGCGATGCGTATTATACCGTTATTTCCGAGCACGACCGTCATCCCCCTACGGTCCTCGTCTAGTTTATTACCATCCTCCCATTCGAACATCTCCGCATAATCAGCACCGGTTGTCTGGAATGCGCCTGTTCCATACACCGCTCCATTACCGTTGACCCTGAACACAGCTCCTGCTCCATTTCTAGCGATAATCATATTATACAAATTGGTGTTAGACGCCGTTTGCATTCTTAACACATCCGTGGTATAGTTCGGTTGATTTGCGTTGAGAATTAATATATTTGAATTCACAAAGGAGGTTGCCGTAGCCATTCCTCGTCCATCAACATTGAACAAAATACCGTTTGAATTTCTGCAGGTGATGAAGTTATAATCTATAAGCGAGCCCTTGGGGATGGTGATACCCATCGCATTACCCACCAATGCACTAGTTCTCCCGGTAATAGTCATTATATCTGAGGTGCTTGGGGAAGTTACAAAAATTGACCCGCTGCCATCTACATCCAAGATTCTCCCCCCGATGTTATCTAAACGCAACAATGAATACGAAGTATTGTTTCCTCGCAAAGTAGTGGCTTGTATGAGAGAAGTACCACCATTGTCCAAAGTCGTCCCAGAGACCGTCAGCACATTGGCATTGGAAGCACACGTTAGAGTCATGATGTTGGCTCCTCTTATGTCTTTCGCTACTACGACATTTCCTGTAAATACCCCGTCTCTCACTCTGATGTTTCCTGTTGTAGAAATGTTTCCTGTTTCATCCACCGTCAATCTGGCAATATTATTTGTGGAATATATCAACGTGTTTTCAGCTCTGTAATATGAAAGATTATCATTCGTGTCCAAATATATGTAGGGATCGCCACCCGATACCTCTAAACTGAATTTTCCGTCTACCACGGCGATGTTTCCTGTTGTAGTCACATCTCCCTTCCCGTTCACTCTAAACGGCGTCGTTGCCCCAGTTCCAGCGGTGCAGTTTATGAAATTAAAATCCGCGTTTTGTGCTTTATTCGTCCGCATGGTCAGTACATTTGAGGTAAATCCTGATATTGTCGCACTAACATCTAGAACATTTGTATCCTGTCCACAGTTAGATGTTATCGCACCTCTTCCGTCAAGCTCAAAGACTCTTACACCCCCGTTACCCGCATCACATCTCAAAAATGAATACGCATTTGTAAGTCCTCGCTGAGACGATAAGTACACAAGAGTGTTCGAATATGAACCAATTGTTGAGTTTATTGTTAATACATTATCATTCACAGGAGTTGTAGCAATGATTGCTCCTGTACCTGCGATATCCAATACTCTTCCGAATGTATTATCAAACCTTAAAAATGAATATCCATTAACAGCCCCCCGGTTAACATTAGCCTGTATAACTGCCGAAGCATATCCTGATGATGAACAGTTCAATGTAAGCCCGTTTGAAACACTTTGTTGAGTTGTAACGGTAAGTGCACCGGTACCGTCGATGTTCAGTACTCTTCCGGCGGAGTTGTCAAGACGCATAAACGAATAATTACCTGTAGATCCTCGCGCAGTAGTTCCATATATCATAGTTGATAAATATCCACTGGCTATTGGTACATTCACTGTAAATGCATTCGAATCAGTTGAACATGTTATGGTAGCTGTATTTCCCCCTGTTATGTCTCCAAGAACGTTGATTTGCCCACTAACTGTGACGTTGCCGCCGAGGAACCTCGTGTTTCCTACGTTTCCTTGCACAGCTATGATGTTCGCAACATTGGCGTAAGAACCGATGATGTTCCCACGAATGTCCGCCGTTATGACACCTGGGAGTGCGTTTGCTGCAATTCCAGTCAACTGTGATCCGTTGCCGATGAAGAAGGGTGCTACGATATTGCCGAGTGTGTTAATTTGACCGCTTACCGCGACGTTTCCTCCGAGGAACTGTGTGTTTCCTACGTTTCCTTGCACAGCAATGATATTAGATACATTAGCATACGCGCCAATGATATTTCCAACGATATCTTTTGCTATTACCCCTGGAAGAGCGGCGGCGATACCTGTTAACTGCGACCCGTTGCCGATGAAGAAATTTCCTACGACGTTTCCGAGAACGTTGACTTGCCCGCTGACTGCGACGTTGCCCCCGAGGAACCTCGTGTTTCCTACGTTTCCTATAATTGATCTAATATTACCTGAAAAATTTCCATCGACCGCGTTAACATTCCCCGTTAGAAGCAGGTTCCCTTCACCATCGATCGTGGCTTTGGTGTTTCCTCCTACGACCAAGAAAAGAGAGTTAGCCGTCCTGTTGTATCCAAGATAATCGAATGCATCAAGGTTTACGATAGGATTAGTGCCTGACAGAGCCAAGTAGTAATTATCATCTATCGTGTGTCGCGGTGCCGTAACAACCCCCGTATCCATTCTCACGTTCCCTATGTTCCCCGTAGTGCCTATCACGGTAGTAACATTCGCATACGCGCCGATGACGTTCCCACGGATGTCTGCCGTTATGACACCAGGAAGAGCAGCGGCGATACCAGTCAGCTGCGACCCGTTTCCGACGAAGAAATTTCCTACGACGTTGCCGAGGACGTTTACTTGCCCGCTGACCGCTACGTTACCCCCGAGGAACCTGGTGTTCCCTATGTTTCCTTCCACTGCGATGACGTTGGATACGTTGGCGTAAGCACCGATGATGTTTCCACGGATATCTGCCGTTATGACACCAGGGAGGGCGCTGGCGGTAATTCCAGTCAGCTGAGAACCGTTTCCGACGAAGAAGGGTGCTATCACGTTGCCAAGTACGTTCAAGTTCCCTTGGCTATCAAACCTCGCTACGGAGTTACCTGACATATTCAGATCTAGTCTGTTTGACGATCTAACATACTCAAAATAGTCGTTAGAGTCAAAAGCTAATATTGAATTGTTGGATTGTAATTGCAAGTAAAAGGTGTCGTCTACTCTGAGTGCCGATGCAGTAACAGAGTTCCCGAAGAAGTGTTGCCCGATCACATTTCCAGTCACGTTCACTTGCCCGCTGACAGCCACGTTACCCCCGAGGAACCTGGTGTTTCCTACGTTTCCTTGCACAGCTATGATATTGGATACGTTTGCATAAACACCGATAATGTTTCCAATGATATCTTCTGATATGACACCAGGGAGAGCAGCAGCGATGCCAGTCAGCTGCGACCCGTTGCCGACGAAGAAATTTCCTACGACGTTGCCGAGAACGTTTACTTGTCCACTGACCGCAACATTGCCACCGAGGAACCTGGTGTTCCCTATGTTTCCTTGCACAGCGATGATGTTTGATACATTGGCGTAAACACCGATGATGTTCCCGCGGATGTCTGCCGTTATGACACCTGGGAGGGCATTGGCTGCAATTCCCGTCAGTTGCGATCCGTTGCCGATGAAGAAATTTCCTACGACGTTGCCGAGGACGTTTACTTGCCCGCTGACCGCTACGTTACCCCCGAGGAACCTGGTGTTTCCTATATTTCCTTGCACAGCGATGATGTTGGATACGTTTGCGTAAGCACCGATGATGTTACCTCTGATGTCTCGAATTACGACATCTGGTAAAGTAGATGATGCGGTTACCCCCGTGAGCAGAGCCCCGTTACCTATAAATAAAGATGCTACGGCGTTTCCGAGAGCAATGATGTCCCCGTTCGCCGCAATGCCGTTTGCATTCACAGTATCTACATTTGCATACACCCCTGTGACATTTCCTATTATGTCAATGTTGGCGATGTTTGGTAATGTTACTCCTGTCACTCCTGTTAGCAGTGCGCCATTTCCTATGAATATATTGGCCGTTACATTCCCCAATGCGTTTACATCTTGGAAGAAATAATTTGATCGCGGTACGAAATACGAACCCATTTATATAAATATAACTTTATTTTTTACATGGTTAATCGGTTACAATTATATGCATGCAACATTTACTCCCAGTGCAGGATGATAGAGTTCTCGTTGGATGCGCGATCCCAGGTATGACGGAGCGAGAAGGGAGATACCGCATCGGTCAGTTTCTTCAGCGCGGGCTGGAATCCATAGTTATCCAGCCGAACCTTCTGCTCGTATTCAACACCCCCGAGCATCATGAAGAGAATGGAGAAACCTTCGAACACATCGGCTCCCCTGAAGGTGTATACGACGGCACTCTTCGCACCAGAAGCTGCGGCCTCGATGACAATTTTCTCAGAGGCCTCCAGAATGTGGTCCACGAGCATCACCTGGGCTTTGGTAATTTTTTCGACGAATAGAGTAGTTTCCTCGAATTCACGAAGGTCCTCAAAGGCCTCCGCGGCGTTGGACACCTCAACTGCCTCGGTGTAGAGAGCGAACATGTTTGTGGGGGGAGACATTGTTATTGTTTGTTACAACTCAGTAACAGGGGCTTGTTAAATGATTAACATCGACGATATGAGGCAATTCAGTGACATATCATACCATATTGACAACTCGAGTAATTAATGTACATGGGTACACGTGATTATCATAAAATGCACACCATCAGGAGAGCGACGATCGTGGATGGGCAGATTGTGGATAAGAAAGATCATCCTGGAACCGTGGAAGTTCCACAGGTTTCTATCTTGTTGGAAAATGAGAGGGAAAAACTAGGGATGAAGTCTATTTCGAGATTCACGACTATTTTGGTAGAGGAGGCAATTATGACGAACGATCCGATTTTGTGGAAGACTATTAGCGACGACATAGATACTGGAGATTTTGACATCCAGGCGGTTCACTCATTATTTTCCCAGAATGTCATGCTTTCGTCTCTGTGGGTCACATGTATTTCAACATCAAAGTCAAGAGAACACGTTCTCGACATGCTGGTTTTTTTCTATGAGATATCGAAGAACATTCCCGCGGAAGTCAAAGAAGCGATCAGTGCATCGATCACGTGTCAGTGGAAATCTTTCGTCAATTGTTTGATAACAGTGATTTCGCCTGCGTCGAGTAGGGTGAAGGATGTTTACTTTTCAGAAATTGCAAAATTCGTGGATTCTGCTACAATTGGTTCGGAGTCTATTGCGCTTATGATGCATGAAATTATAAAGATGAGGAAATTCGAGTTGCTTGCAATTTTCTGGCTTACAGATTTCAAGACGTGCGTGGACGCTGCTTTATTCGAGATTCTTCTTAAGACACCATCGCCGAAACATTCGACCGTATTAGCAGTTGCAAAGGCTGTCGTGGACAATCCTGATTTTCTCGATTCACATGGCGGTGATATTGAGAAAATGATTTTGGAAACAATTCGGGTGATCATGAGATCTGGTTACGGGGATCGTAGGGTTCTTAATGCGGTCGGATATTTGGCTGGTAAAATTTTCAATGACAATCCCACCGCGAAAAACATGGCACAACTGTTATGCTGGTCTACAAATGCTTAAAATGTAATAATCAAACAATGATATATACAATCGCCAGGAAGTAGAACCAACCAAACATCACCTGAGCCGTCATCAACCAGTTGCCCAAGCTGTTAATCGGAGCAACACTTCCCATTGCGTTACTCTGGAGCATCACAGACGCAACTATGCTATTTTCTATATTTTTATCCTTGTTCTTTTCGTTTGTCTCGAATATATTTTTGTAACCAATGAGCGCGTACACCAAGGAGAATATGGCCATTGTCGACAGTGCATACACCAACGGGGCTATGAACTCCCTACTTGTTATCTTCGTTTGGAATTTTTGAAATGCAGGGCCTGCAAAAGCGTGCTGGAGGCCTTCACCCATGCGTTTGAATATGTCTACGGATGCCGCCATGTTAATAAAATATTGTTATAGTATAATATAACATTATAAAAATGGTAAACGCTATGTTGATAGGTGTGTTAATCGCAATTATCGCCGCGGCGATAGTGTGGGCGGCTACTCGTCGTGAAGGGTTTGACAACTGGGATAGCTTGAACATCCCAGGGAATGAATTAAAATTTTCAGATAGAGGTGGCGGTTGCTCGGCCGGGTTTACCAAGATCACCGACGGCTCGAATAAAGGAATGTGCGCTCCTGACAAATATATCCAAGGACGAACCGCACCAACCCCCGCTCCTGCACCCAGGCCCGCGCCAACCCCCGCTCCTGCACCCAGACCCGCGCCTCCTCGGGCACAACCCCCAGTGCGTAAGCAGAACTGGCTAGAAAAACTTGCGGAACTACAGGACCCCCTGTCCGCCGGGAAAGGAGGGGCAAACGCAAAGCCCGTGGCGTATAATCAAGGGTCGAATCGCCAGCGGCCTAATATCACGATAGCATCATCTGGTTCTAAGTTCAGACCGAAACAGGGAGATGGAAAGTGCCCCGCGGGGTTCGTAGGAATAACTTCTGGAACGAGGAAAGGGATGTGCATCAAATCTGAATACGCGCGCGGGGGTACTCCGTCTGGACCTTCGCGGGTGTCGGGGAGCAAGTTCAGTTCTAAAGTGAACGGGAAATGTCCAAACGGGTTCTCGGAGATAACTGCCGGGAGGAGGAAAGGGATGTGCATCAAATGGGAGTACGCGGGAAAACCCTCGGGTTCCCGGGGGTCGTCTCGTCCCTCTGGATCTTCTGGCAGCAAGTTCATTTCTAAGGTCGATGGTAGATGTCCATCCGGCACTGTAGAAATCACGGCTGGTTCGAGGAAGGGAGTGTGCATCAAAAAGGAGTTTGCTGGCAAGGGGTCTTCTTCCAGGGGGTCTTCCAAGGGGTCTGGTAAAAGCGGTGGCAGCGGTAGCAAGTTCAGTCAAAAACAGAATGGGAGATGTCCGGCAGGCACTGTAGAAATCACGTCCGGCAGTCGTCGCGGACAGTGCATCAAAACTGAATACAGCAGCAAGAGGGCGGGTGAATATTTGTCCGGGTCAAAATTCAGAAACAAGGAAGACGGGAGATGTCCCAATGGCACTGTAGAAATCACGTCCGGTGGTCGCCGCGGCCAGTGCGCCATTGATGACGGGGGCTTTAAGTATTGGGGCTGGGGGGGCAACCAAGGAAAGAAATGCCGCAACCCTGACAACACCGGCTGCGATAATGATTACGGTTATACCAAACCTCGTTCTGTCGATTTCAAGTATTGGGGCTGGGGGGGCAACGAAGGGAAGAAATGCCGCAACCCTGACAACACCGGCTGCGACAATAGTTATGCCTACACCAGAGCCAAGCCCGCGGATCCGACACCTTACTGGGGGTGGGGGCCCCATGCCGGTATGAAATGCAAAAACCCAAATAACACTGGTTGTGACACTACATTCGGGTATGCAAAGAAGTAAGTTTATAATGATATAGGTTGTCGATGGGAAAACTCTTCGTATCGACAAACCTCGATTTCACTGACCAATGTAATTATAGATCTTCCAATATTTTCTTACTGATGTTGAATATTTCCTTTTCCATGATAAATATTGCGCTATTTGCAATATTGGATAGTTCTTCTTCATTCCCCTGTGCGAGTAACTGATTCAACTGAGGCAGTCTTGAAAGGGCGATTGGCTCGACATAGCTTTGCTCGAACCGGGTGGTGTTGATAGCAACACTTTCCCTTAGCGCTTCCAAGATGTGCGGCAGTTCTACCAGCGTGTCATTTAGCTTGTCTTTGTTCAACAGTTCCCGTATTGAATATGCTTCGATTATTCTGGACACCACGAGTTTAAGTTTCTCGTCCATGGTGTCAGTCTAATGCTTACAAAGATTTTTTAAACCTTTTTTTGTCGTGTGTATATGGACGAAATCCTGTCCTAAAAAGTTGCAAGAACTCTGGTTCTGCGATTATTTCCTCGGAATAATCCTGTCGAACTATATCTCTCAAATAATCCAGATCTGTTGAGGGCATATCTAAACTTCCAGTTCCCCTCATTTTTTCGGCAATATTCTTATGTTTTTTTTCATTAATTTTTTGATAATTCGTTTTGGACCACAATGTTCCGAATTTGGATATCGCAGCCTTTTTTGTTTTCGTCGCCAGTTTGATGTCTCCCACCGTGAATGCACATTCTGGATACGTCATTTCCATGTCTGGATAGTCGAACAAGCTGTCTGAAATTGACATTGATTCTGCTATACGGGCGACCACGTCGATGGATGTGAAGAATTTCAGATAATTTTCAAATGCACCATTTTTGATCATCCATGGTTCTTGCTCAAAGATTTTGAACAATTTTTCGAAACTATTATCGTCGTTTTGGAAAATGTATTCTATACCATCCATGCCATCGACAAACATGTCCACAGAGTCTATCTTATCAGACGGGTTCAGAATTTGCATTTCGAGAGAGTTTATACATGAACGTATGTCACCTGAGGGTGTCTGTTTTACAATCTTGGCGACCACGACGTCCGATACTCTACCTTGGCTAATATTCTTGAGTTTTTCGAATATTACACCGTCGCTCGGGACCGGGATGTCGAATATGACCCATTTTTTCGCGAAATCGTTGGACGTCGATTTTTTCTCACGATGTCCGACGCACACAAACTTGTGTTTACCACCTGATTTTACGTGTTCGGCTATTAACCCAAGTATACGCTTACCAACTGCCGACGAATCTACCCCGTCTATAATTACAACAATTTTCTTTCCTTGAACAGACCTCTCTATTTTGTTCGTATCCTCGAGTAGCTCTGTGAAGTTCTTTGCCATATGATCGACGGGATGAGGGTCTATATCAGATTCCTTGAGAATTGTTTTAATCAGTGTCGTGATTCCGGATCCCGTTCCTCCAGAAATAAAACCAGAGTCAGCCTCTCCGTCGTTCAACCATGTGCGAAAATCTTCGACAACAGGACAGTATGACGCGTTGTCGTATGAACTCTTCGGCTCCGATTCTATGGACAATGGTAATCTAACCTTTTCTATCTTCTTTTCGCGAATAGTCAATAATTTATTCATACTATATTGAACATCATACGATTAAGTTGTTCAATACAAATAACTATCGCGCATTATGCGCTATTGCGTCTGATTTCATTGATGATCAAGAAGAGTGTTGCTAAGATTTGACATATGATAAGAACCGCGATGATCTGGAAGAACATGATCACGCTCTCGATCTTCTGGTTGGCGTATTTCATACATGGCTCTATAATTTCATTCATCGCAGATTTAACCTCTTCCTGGTTTCCAATTGCTTTGATCTGTTTGATGATATCAGCTATCATTTGTTTAATATATGTAAATATTAAAAATATGTAATAATTACATATAATGTTACTGGTGTGGTTTCTCGTATTGTTCATAGCATTGGCATTGGCATTGTTCTTCATCCCGCGAAAGGAGCCCTACGTCCCCACTCCCCAGGAAATCCACAGAGCCATTAAAATAAAACACGCGATGGAAATCGTAGAAGAGAAAGACACAAAGAGGTTCTACGAAGACATCCGTCGTTTGTATCCGATTTAACCCCTTACGGGTAATAACTTATATATAAAATCATATTGATATATAAAATGGATATTGTGTACGGAGCTGCGATCATGGCGGGCGCGGCATTTCTGTTCGCCACTTCGACCACCTTTAAAACATTTGTCCCCGCGAGTGTTTCATTCAAAAACTTACGCAAATATACTGACAAAAACGAGTCTTCACCAAACTTAGATGTGCGGAAATGTCAGGCGGTGGAAGAAATCCAAAATATCCTTACAAAAAACGGTAAACAGAACGAAGTCCTCTTGGATAGCATGAATCTTATGCTGTACCAACTTGCAAACCCGCACGTGGATCTTAGTCAACTGATTCCCATAGACGGTGGAAATATGATAGAAATTGGGAAAGATTACCTCTCGAGATTTTCCAGCGTGGTGGGGAATGTGTTTTATTTCCTGTCGGGTGTGATAGAGAACGAAGTCGAAAATATCAGGCTGGACGTGGCTGTGACATACATGGACAAGCAGTCTATTCGGAAGCTTGTAGATTTGTTTTATTACAAAGAGTTGATTAAATAAAAATCTTTCTCATTGTTATAATGGGAGTCGGCGCATCCAAAACCAAGGTGAACAACACCCCTAAATACAATAACAAGAACAACAGAAACAATAATAACAACTGGGGCAACAACGACAACTGGGGAAACAATAATAATTGGGGGGACAATTGGAACTGGAACGAGTGGGGGAACTACACTAACAACGATAACAACGATGGGTACTACAACAACAACAACAACAACAACAACAACAACAACAAGCCTAATAACACCAAGAAAGTGAACAATACCAAGAAGAATAATTCCAAGAACGTTAAGAAGAACGTTAAGAAATGATTGACTTCACAAGTTGGAGGACGTCGTACATAACGTTTTCTTCTGATACAGTGGAGTCTATAACTTTTGAGTTTGCATACTTGTTGAAAACCTCATAAAAATACGAGAGTCTTTTCATATAGTCTTCTGTAATGTTGTATGTATCACCGCGTTTCTTCAACCTAGACATCGCGACCTCGATGGGACAATCCAAAAAGATGTAATGGTCCGGCTCCCAAATATTAAGATTATCGTATATCTCCGAATACGTTGCCATCTCTTCGTCTGATAAGTTTCCATCAGACACCAAAAGTTTTCCAAATACTGAACGGTTGACTTGAGGGCATCGTTCGACGAAAACAATGTCTATGTCATCCGGAAATTTATAATCATTAAACGTCAGGAGAACCTCTAACTGGAAAGCCAGTGAATATTTTTTAGGATTTTCATAGAATTTCTTGAGAAACTTCCATGCGTGACATTGTTCTGTAATGACCATGAAACCTTGCTTTTTCAGATTATTGAGGAGTGTTGTTTTGCCAGAGCCTATCAGCCCGTCGACTGCGATGATGATTGGTGCCATGATAAATTGTAATCTACACTACGCCAAGACTATTTTAATAAGATTTTGTCGATATGGTGATATCTTCGTATCGACAAACTTCAATTTCAATGATCAATTAAACACGGAAAGTCAGGAGGTAAAGATACATCAAGAGGCCCGCCACGAGAGAGTGGACAAGAATGCCAGTGGGAGAAGGAGAGCCCAATACGATAAATGGCATTTTCAGGGGGGTACCAATCAGCATATCGGTTACTTTGTACGTGGCGGGTGCGCTGACGATGAGGGTGACGAGGATGGTAAACAGCACCAGTTGGACTTTCACGGGGATCATTATTGTGGATACAGTATGCGAATATTTTTTTCGCGTGTTTTTTTGATATTTTTTATAATATGCACTGTGTATACTATGTCGTCAAATAACGATGATACTATGATGAACGCGACCATGGTTTCAGACCTACCTCCTCCGATGATGTCTACTATGAATGACAACAAGTCCCAACAGGCGGCGCCGTCTTCCTATCAGGATCTAATCAAAAATTTGGATATCAAGAAAATGTCTGGCCAAAATAATATGCAAATGCCCGCTTCTATCCAGATGCAGCAGCAGATGCCTATGCAGCATCAGATGCCTATGCAACAGCAGATGCCTATGCAACAGCAGATGCCTATGCAACAGCAGATGCCTATGCAACAGCAGATGCCTACGCCAGACAACGCCATGGAGATGCTGCACGCTCAGAGTTCTACGTATCCGGGGATGATGCCACAATCTGCCCCCGTAGGCGAGTTTTCCCCTGGTCCCAGTGTGGACATTTCCCAAGGACCCGTTGTAAATTCTCTACTGCCAGATCCCATGTTTTTCAACCCCCCGCCCAAGGAGAGGAAAAGGCGTCGTCAGCCACCCCCACCCCCGGTCCCTGTGGCCCCCCAGGCGACCGTGTTAGGGAGTAAAATCCCAGCCATGGACCTCAATAAGATTAAACCGGCTATACTCGTTGCTGTTATTGTATTCGCTCTATTGTCCTGGGGCGCACCCGTGGTAGCTAAGCAACTTACATGGACCGTTGATGCAATGACTGGGAAGTTCACTTCTTCTGGGTTGATTATTATATCATTGCTTACAGGAGGCATATATCTCGGAATATCCGAAATCATAAGAAAATTTGGAAATGGTGTATAAATCAATCATCGTCCAAAAACATGCATGCTTTGCTACTGGCAATAATTGGTTCTTCTTCTACATCTGTCTGGTAGGGGATAGATTCTTCGAAAAATTTGAACTGTTCGACTTTGAACTTGAGGCCGTATTTAGTATCTGTTAGCCACAGTCCGGTGAGAGAGAAGATCGCCGAAACACTTTTCGCTTTCATGAAATCCGCCGACATGTTTCCCTTTGAATCAAAACAGTTTGTGTCTGAGAAGAACATCACCCTGATGCCGTTATTGTAAATCGCCGATGACTTGGATACATTTCCCCACGGCCCCTTGGCAGATTGCTCAAGATCCGCAATCCAGTCCATAAACTGTGCATGAATGGGGATCGATGGACTCATTTTAAGTTCCATCCTAAACATGCCAGGGGAGTGCACCGCGATATTACAATTCATTTTAGGGAGCTGAAACTTGATAGTTTTTTCACCAGCAAGGCGGTTTGCATAAATATTGCCCTTGCCTCCGCGGCGCCATGTGATGGATTTAGGAGACACGTCGCGGAAATCTGACATTGTTAATAATTGATACTAATAATATACGGAGTGTATTTTTATAGTTGTACTTGACGATATGCATCACCGTTTGACGTCGTGTCAGCAATCCTGACGGTCGTGTTATCTTTTGAAATGAACATATGTTCGTTCCGAATTTTACCCGTTATGATGAGTCTAAAATCTTGGAGTTCCTCGAGTGTCATGGTGCATGATTCTGAATCGAACATCTCCTCCAGCGCAACGTTCACATTTCCGTCTATACACACGGCTATCTGCTTCTGCTTCGAAGTTATCCCAAGGGCCTCGATGAGCTTTATAACTATTTCATAGGTGTCTGTTTTTTGTAGCATCAGCATCGAAAATGGAAACACGAATATTGCGTCGCGTTCTCTTGTCGACCTGACCACTCTTGCAAAATTTCCCACAGCTGTTAGGATAGCCGAACTCGTGAGGAATTTTATACTTTCCATCCCAGGGGGGACAATATAATTTGGTTTCAATGCCAAAGACTTTCGCATATTTAAATGCCTGTTGTGACAGACGCTTTCGATAGTCATGATAGTCATGTTAGCCATTAAACCTACCCAATACTTTTATACTCGCCAAAAAACGGGGGCACATTCATATCGTCGAACCATAGCATAAATGAAATGAACTTAACATAATCATTATTCCGTATTAGAATGGCTTTGAACGTTGCCGCCGAGCAGTTCAACACTGTCATGCACGCATTTCTGGTTGACCTTACAGATGTGTTTCCAGAAAATAACGCTGTTCAGTCTTCTCTCGAAAACTTTGATGAGCTCGTTAAGATCAATTTCAAGAAGCCGCAGAAGATGTTTATTGAAACTGTCGGGAAGTTTGCTGAACAGATTATCAGGCGCGATGAGTCGATGTTCGATCAACTGAAGTTTCCTGGGTTCAGCTTTAAGGATCTGTGGACCGCAGACATTTCTGGCGGAACCAAGGACGCCATCTGGGCATACCTCAATCAGTTGATTTTTCTCTGCCGCTGATAAATATGTAAATATACAGATATGTCTTTTATAGCGAGAATCGGAATACGAGTTTACTTTATTCACAGTATCAAAAATAGCTTGTAAAAAGTATACACAATTAGCCTCCAGGCCGAACTTTACAGTGTTTGAATCCATCAGCAGCGCCTGCTCCCCAATCAAGCCAAGTTTCGTCAGTTCCAGGAGGACAGCTCCATCCCTTCCCGTCCCACATCCGCTGTGTCACACTAGGGTAGTCTCCCTTTTTACACTGGCGATGCGCACCCCACCATTCTACCGTCTCCCAGCTGGCGCCAGTATCTTCATCGGTCGAATAGCATCTCCATTGACCATTTATCCATCTCCTTTGGCTCCAACCCTTCACACATTGTTGATTCCATAGGTCGGTACCGGGATTCGGGACTGTGCCTTCAGGGCATTTCCATCCCCATTCGCCATTTCCGGTATCACGCCAGATACGTGGACCAAGTGGACTTGCAAGGCACTGCTTGTCGTCATTCGATCCATAGTCTACGGTACCTTTGGGACAGGTCCATACGCCATTCTTCGCCTGTTCGCGGTAATAATAAACGGGTACGAAATCCTTGTCCCAGAGCATACCCTTGACCTCTACCTTAGAGCCACCCCCTGGGATAATATCGCCGATCTTGCCTACGAAACCACCCCCTACGTCTTTAACCTTGTCAACGACGTTACCACCCACGTCTTTGACCTTGTCTACGACATTTCCGCCGACATCTTTGACCTTATTAACAACGTTACCGGCGGTGTTTTTGACCTTTTTGAATAAATTTCCGAACGAGAAGTTTTCTTGTTTCTTGAAGATTGTCAGGGAAACGATGATGAGCACTACGACGACTAATGCCGCCAACAACATAATCGACGTCTTGGTAAGTATCATTTATAGTATTATACATTATTTTATTTTAATACCATCGTTAAAATAGAACGAAAATTATGTTTATACAAAACAGAACACAATGATCGCAGACACCTTCAACGCTCTGGCGCTCGAGTTTGTCAAGGAACTTTCCGAAGTGTTTCCCGAGAACACCGTACTTGCGGATTGCGTGAAGAATTTTGACACCATCGTGAGCGAAGACCCCAGGAAACCCATGGATTTCCTTGTCAGCGTCGCGGGCGACAAGGCGGCGGCGATAAATTCCAAGGACGAAGCCGTGTTCGACGATATCACCATCCCCGGTATGGCCATTAAAGAGATGTGGAACTCTACATCCGAGAACACCAAGGAAGCCATTTGGCAGTATCTCAGCACCCTACATATGCTCGCCAGCACCCTTGGCAACACGTCTGGGGAACTGATGTCTGGGATTGAAGACATGGCGATGGAGTTTGCCAACAAGATGGCCCAAGGAAATATGGATGTTTCCACCATGCTGAACGAGGTTATGCAGCGGGTCCAAACTCTCGACCTTTCATCCCTTGAAGGTGCGGACATCGGGGCTCTGACTAAGTCGCTCGGTATTGATCCCGCTCAGATAACCGATATGATGAGTGGCATGCTAGGAGGCGCAGGAGGTGCAAACAAGGAACTTATGAACATGGTAACTGGTATGATGGGTGGTGGCGGCGACGAGCAAGATCTGCTGAAGCTGCTCGAAAGTGCAAAGCCTGATATGTTGCTCCCTCCTCAAAAGAAGAAGAAGTCCGGCAAGAAGAACCGTGGAAAGAAATAAATGATAAAAAAAATAAAGTATTACGTTAGTATAAATGAAGTCTGAAACTTTGTATTCTGATCCGATTTGGTTCAAGAACTTGAGAGTACTCATCGACCGTCCATCGGAAATTATTCCGAGCAGAGACCAGTCGGATGAAGAAAGAGTTAATGCCTTGGTAAGGTTGGTTATTTATTGCTCGTTGGCGGTGTCTCTCATCAGGGCCAACCCCATGTACGCAGTTCTGGGCCTTGCGATCGTAGTAATTATCACACTGTCGTACTCGCTTGGTGCCAAACAAAAAAATAAAAACGAAGCATTTTCAAATATCAAACCCAAAACACTGACGCGTGAGAAAAAGGCGTGTTATAAATCAAACTCCCTAAATCCATTTGGAAACGCGACCGTCGGAGCTCTCCTCGGCGACGAGGGAAAACCCCCTGCATGTGGTTACGACGAGCCCGGAGTCGCGACAGAGATGCGCAAGAACTTTAACCAAGGGTTGTTTAGAAACCTCGACGATGTATACGAAGTAGAAAACTCCCAACGTCAGTTTTACACGATGCCGGTTACGACGAGTGCGCCGGACACGATAGCCTTTGGCGAATTCTTGTTCGGAAACAAGAAAACATGTAAAGAGGACCCCTCATTGTGCACCCCCTGGAATGCATCCAGGAATTGATTGTTCATTGTAAACATAGTTTGTCGATACGGGTAAAATAATCATATCGACACACTTAAGTATGCTGACTTTAGAAGAACTTAATAATACAATAATATTATGTGAGACCTGCATAATGAAACTCACTGAGAAAGAGCAAGCGGAATATGACGTTTTTAAGAAGAATCTGGAATTGTTCGTAGACTATTTGAACGAAGATATGAAAAAATACAATTTCGAGACTGAGGAACAATATGACCACATGGTGGATATAGCTGTATTAAAGTATATAAAAAGGCATGATATTTTTCCTTTCGAATGGTATTATATTGAAGATTCTCTTGGTGCTGCTAGATTAGATAATATAAGAAAGATTCAGGAAATTTATCCCGAACGGTATTACAAAGATGGCGATGAAATATGGCCTGAACCCGCAGGGCACGATAACGATGAACATTCTTCTTGTAGATCACATACTATTTACGTGACAAATAATGCAGATGCTTGTATTAAATTAGTAGGACATGTATCAACCATAGTAATTTCAGCATCAGGGTACTATCTATTCAAACAAAGAAGGAACGATGCTGATATTGCACCTTATTTTATATTAGATAACATAGAAAATGACGTTACTTTTCAAACACTTTATAGGGCGACTGACGAACTTAATAAAAACACCATGAGCGCGTATCATATTTAAATTCTTTCATCTTTTTGTCAATATTTTGTATAGACAAAATGATAATACGCGCATGATAAATTAGAAAAGGCCACTGACATTTTTTGTAACAAAAAGTAATATTAGACCAACGACAATGGCGGAGAAGCCAGCGTTTACAATAAATGAACCGGCAGCCACTGCAATCAAAACGGAAATAATTTTTATATTATCTTTGAAAATACCAGAAATTGCATCGTTCTTGGATAATGTTTCGTATACACCCCCAAGTGATTTCCCAATAGACGACATATATTCCTTGGCAAAATCTCCGTAACCTGAATAGTTCATTTTTATCATATCCACGAATGGGATGTCTGCGCGGGACATACTCGTAGGGATTTCCGACGGAAATGGGGGGAGAATTGCATCGGACGCTTCCAATATGCTGTTGACACTATCTCTGTCAGAGGGCGGTAAAGGTATAGTTTGACCGAGTGCATTCGGCGGGGTTTGTATGGTTTTAGGTGCGAACGGGGTCGTGTTAGCCATCTCGTAATCTACAGTAAGGTCCATGTTATATCTATAATCGACGTTCGGATCTCTTATACTATTAAGGAAGTCTCGTTTCAGGAATATATTATCAAAAGTTTCACGCGGTGCCATTGGCAGTGGTTGAGGATATGCCGGGCTTTCTAATAAGTTCATACCATCTGGCTGACTATCTTTCTTCTCACAATTGTCAACACATTTGAGGAGGCAGGACTTTTGTATGAATCCATTTGGAATCGGAGTCACCCTATTGTCTTCTACCGGTGCTATGGGATATGTGAACTGTTGCTTTGGTGATTCAAGGACTGGTTGGGGTGCTACAGGGGGCGGCTTTGGTGCTACAGGGGCCGGCTTTGGTGCTACAGGGGTCGGTTTGGGTGCTACAGGGGCCGGTTTGGGTTCTACAGGGGCCGGTTTGGGTGCTACGGGGGCCGGTTTGGGCGCTGGCTTCGGTGCTACAGGGATCGGTTTTGGCACTGGCTTCGGTGCTACAGGGACCGGTTTTGGCGCTGGCTTCGGTGCTACAGGGACCGGTTTGGGTGCTGGCTTTGGCGCTACAGGGACCGGCTTGGGTGCTACAGGGACCGGTTTGGGTGCTGGCTTTGGCGCTACAGGGACCGGTTTGGGTGCTGGCTTTGGCGCTACAGGGACCGGTTTGGGTGCTGGCTTTGGCGCTACGGGGGCCTGTTTGGGCGCTGGCTTTGGCGCTACGGGGGCCTGTTTGGGCGCTGGCTTTGGTGCTACGGGGGTCGGTTTGGGCGCTGGCTTTGGTGCTACAGGGACCGTTTTTGATACTGGCTTTGGTGCTACAGGGACCGTTTTTGATACTGGCTTTGCAGGCATTTGGTTAGAGTTCAACGGTCTTAATGGCAAGATTGTCTGTTGTTGGCGAGACATTACCGCAGCGGACATTTTTTATCTATTGTATTACTATATAATAATTTTAGAAAATGATTGAATTTAAAGAGATAATATATATACTTTTAAATCCTATGACATCATTTACGAGGGACAATGTTACAAAAGTTATTACAGTGGTAAAAAATGATAAAAAGCCTGAAAAATCAAGAATAGTTGGTATCAACACCTACGAGATTGGAATATAGCATGAAACTCTCCTGAAGACCATCCTCTACATCGGAAGCATACATCAGATCGAAATTCTTTACCTCGTCGACCTGTGCCTGAGACTCTACCTCCAAGTCCTGCTCTGTCGCAT